CAGCTTCAGAAACGACTGTAAACATAGCTGTCACACTGGTCCTTGAAAGCGGTCTCGAATATGAGGATATCGCCTCTCAGATGAGAGCTAAGTGCGAAGAGTACATATCCGGTCTCAGAGAGGTCTGGGAAAACGAATCATATCTCATAGTCAGGATATCCGGACTCGAGACTAAGATCCTCGAGATAGAAGGCGTCCACGATGTATCACTCACGATAAACGGCTCGGCTTCAAATCTGCAGCTGGGGACATACGCCATCCCGGTACTTGGGACCGTAACAGGATCGGTATCGAGCTAGGAGGTGCACCATGGCAGAATTGAGAACGATAGAGCTTCCGCCGCACCTGGAAGCCATACCGGAATTCAGTGAGATAGACAGAGTCAGCGATATCCAGATGCTTAAATTCGAGCAGGCGCTCGAGGACTTGGAAGATGACATCCTGATTTCTACGTCCACAGAGGAGGGGATCGCAAGACGGGAGAAGATATTAGGCATCACGCCACTGGATACACAGAGTCTGCAGCTTCGCAGAGATAACGTAATGCTCGCATGGTTCGACGTCTATCCATACACCAGGCTCGACCTGCAGAGAAGACTCGACCTTCTCTGCGGCGAAGGAAACAGCACCGTCGTGTACGATGCCTCAGCTCAAACCATGGAGGTACGGATCCTGCTCGTCACCAAAGAGAGAAAATCGGCCATCGAAGAAATGCTGGAGAGGATAGTTCCGCTGATGATCATCTTCCACGTAGAGATCTTGTATCACTGCTGGGATGAATATAAGAGAAAAAAGACATGGAATGACATGAAAACAAAAACATGGGAGTTTGTAAAGGAGGGAGTTGAATAGTGAATACTACAGACAATTACGGACTAAAGAAGCCGGAATACAGCGACTATGCGGATATCGAAATCCTGAACGAGAACTTCGATACGCTGGACGAAGAGCTCCATAATGCGGCCGTTGAGGCGAGCATGGACGCGAGCACAAAAACCGTCCTGACTGATCTCGGTTGGAGCGAAGGGACTCTGCAGAAAATAGGATCAGCGATCAAATTTTTTGGACAGAAACTCGGAGCAAATCCATCGACACTCATTACGAGCGCGAAGACTATAGTCGGATCCATTAACGAGATCTGCAACAACGTCATTGCAGATGGAGCGGCTGCCCATAACGCCATATACAGAGGCAAGAGCCTCGGCACCAGCGTATCGTCAGCACAGTGGACTGCCATCAGTAACGGTAAATTCACAGACATGTTTATAGGTGACTACTGGACCATAGGTGGCAAGGTGTACAGGATCGCACATTTCGACTACTGGCTCAACTGTGGAGACACAGCTTGCAGCAAGCACCATATCGTCATCGTCCCGGACGCGAACATGTACAGTGCGCAGATGCACAATACAAGCTCCGGTCAATATGAGGCGGGGTCTGCAAACACGACAGAAGGCGGATATACCGGTTCGGATATGTACAGGACGAATCTGGCACAGGCTAAGTCGACCATCAACAGCGCATTCGGATCGGCACACATACTGAATCACAGAGAACTGCTGACCAATGCCGTTACAAACGGATACGCAAGCGGCGGAGCATGGATGGACTCGACCGTCGAACTGATGACGGAGCAGATGGTATATGGAGGCAAGGTGTTTGGCGACGGCCTTCACGGAACAAACATCCCATACTCATATACGATTGACTTCCAGCAGCTTGCACTGTTCAGACTCGATAAGTCAAAAATCTGCAATCGCTCGAACTGGTGGCTTCGGGATGTCGCCTCCGCGGCGTCCTTCTGCGTTGTCTACGGCAACGGGTATTGCACCTACGACGGCGCGTCCGCCCCTTTTGGCGTGCGCCCGGCTTTCGGTATCTGCGCATAGCGCCTGATCTTGAATCTCCGCCCCTCGTGGGCGGAGTGAGGAGGAGTAAATAATGAGCGTACCGAAAGGAAGACAAAGACCGTCGAGATTCGAAGCGAACCATCACTTTTATAAACTGCGGCGAGAGGTGACAACTCTCGCTCTTTTGGATTTCGGATTCTCGGAAGATAAGTACAGGAAGACAATAGACTGGTATAGAGAATGCCATAGGTCTGCGGAAGACGTGGACAAGGTCGTAGCGAACTATGAGAAGAAATGCGAATCATTCAATCGACATTTCATTGACCGCGAAAGCGATAAGGTCCTCGACCTCATATCTCAGATATCCTACGAATTCACACTTGGTAATTCGATATATCCGTCCGACACGCCGGCGAAGCTGGTCGAGTTCGTCGTGAGGCGCCTTCATATGAACAGAGCGATAGGACTGTGCTACGCGCTGAAGCAGGAAATTAATTTCGTGCTGGAGACGCTGCCGGTGAATATAGACAAGGCCGAAAGATTCGACGATGCAATCAATGAGCAGATCAGACTGTATAAAGGAGTAAGGCAGGCGGATAATCGCTTCCTGAAAAAGAAGAAAGAGAGAAATGACAAGATCCTGACCGAACTGGCCGATGCAATCGAGACGGTAAGCAGCATAGCCAGAAGGATAGGCATGATGGAAATAAAGAAATAGTTAATGCGGGCAGCCTTTGAACGCTCGAACTGGTGGCTTCGGGATGTCGCCTCCGCGGCGAACTTCTGCAATGTCAACAACAACGGGAATTGCAACTACAACAACGCGTCCAACCCTAATGGCGTGCGCCCGGATTTTGGAAGTGCCGGATAAGACCTCTGGATAGGCAGGCACTGATACCGAAAGGAAAGGCTGTCCCTGCCGCAAGGCTAAATACGAGCGCAGAAATGCGGAGCCGGAGCCGCGTCGGCTTACACCATGCAGTGCGTTACGACAAGCTGCTATCCGGTGACTGACCTGCGAAGGAACGCGGCTTTTTGTTATGGATATGAATGAGGACTCAATATATGAGTCTATTGCATGGCATAGTGCAATAGACGAAAGAACAACGGAACCAATATACAGCAGAAATAAGATGTATGGAGGCTTCAGAGCATCCATGAACGGAAGCTCATGGAAAGAAGAGCCCCAGAGATTCGAAATAGACTGGCTGAGTGAGATAAATGCACTCTCAAAGGAATGGGAAAACCGCACATATGTAACATCCCCACGCTCGGAGTTCATGCACTGCGAACGCGGAAAGGCAAGGCTGATCCGAGGCAGCAGGATGAGAGACAGGGTCGTCAGACATGTTATCTGTGATTACGAGCCTGGCCCGTCACTCGCTCAGTATCTGATCCATAACAATGGCGCAAGCCAGAAAGGCAAAGGCATATCGTTCTCGCGGACCAGGTTTGAGAATGATTTACACAATTACTGGATAGAACACGGGAACAATGACGGATATGTCGGATTTGTCGACATGTCCAAATTTTATGACAACATCCAGCACGACAAAGTTCGCGAGGCTATCTTTCCGAAAATATCCGAACCATCTGCATGGCTGCTGGACCTGATACTCGACAGCTTCAAAGTCGATGTATCGCATTTATCGGATGATGAATACGCGGTCTGCATGGAAACGAAATACGATTCTATCGACTATCACTTCAATGTTCCGAAAGAGCTGAAGACAGGCGAGAAGTGGATGCGTAAATCTGTCGACATCGGCGATCAGGTATCTCAGGACATAGGAGTATTCTTCCCGACACCGATCGATAATTACGCAAAGATAGTCAGAGGCTGCAAACGATACGGCAGATACATGGATGACATATATGTCATCGGAGAGACCAGAGAAGAGGTCCGGGACATCATAAGAGGGATCACGGTAAAAGCTGATGAGCTGGGCTTGTTTATAAATGAAAAGAAATCTCACATCTCCAAGCTGTCAGGGAAATATAGATTTCTGCAAATACAATACAGTCTTCAAAACGACGGTCGAGTCATGAAGAAAATCAATCCCAAGTCGGTGACGCGTGAGCGGCGGAAACTGAAAGCATACAGAAGGCTTCTCGACAGAGGGGAGATGACTCATGAAGGTATCGAAGACTCATTCAAGTCGTGGCTGGCAAGCATGTACAAATACATGTCTAATCAGCAGATATTTAACATGTTAAACCTATATCTATCATTATATGGAGGACTACCAAAATGGAAAAAACATTCAAAATTACGCTGGGCGACGGAACAGTGCTTGAAAACCTCAAGCTCAACGGAAACAACTACATCTCAGAAGAAGAGATCCCGGAAGAAATCTTCAATGAGGAGACACTTCGAAAAGTCACTATCTTTGACGGAACAATGCCAGAGGTCAAAAAAGATCTCATCCTGATACAGCTCAAGAAATATGGTGATGAATGGTGGTTCATACTGGATGAGAAATCAGCGGCGGACAAAGAGAGGGAAGATCTCCTGGCAGAACTAGAAGCACAGGCGGAAGCCATAGAAGAACTTGCAGCAATCATAGGAGGTGAAGAGTAATGGTGAACTTTTACGTAAGAAGAATCAAAGCGGGAAAGATGAAACTCGAAGATGTACCGGCAAGATGGTATGAAGCGGTAAAAGCCGCACTCGAAGAAGATGAGCAGCCTACAGTATAAGGAATTCATTGCCTCGCTCACTACGGCCGAGCTCCTCGACCTCATCATAGAGGTCAGCAGGCAGACTGCCGATACACTGGAGATGATAGAAGAAGAGATCAAGACCAGACTCATGCAGCAGGCAGAATAGGAAGAAGCGTATGCCAGGACGCAGCTCTGACAATTCAAACACTTAATGAAGAAATCAATCTCAGATTGATGGAACAGGCAGAATAAACGCACGCAAAACGCACGGAAACACACGCCGTGCGTTTTGTTATATGCGCAACAGCCAGAAGGGAGAACTATTATGAACTATCTGTTTTTTATCATCGTTATAGCGGTGGTGATTGCTGTCCTGTGGATAGCATCCTTCACAAACTTTGAACTGGACGATGCTCACTACGACCGCCTCAAGTGGGTAGTCCTTAAGTGGGGATACATCGTTGCTTTCATAGGCGTGATCGTAAAAGCATTCAATATGCCGTATGGAGTTGAAACCGTAACCATAGTAGGCGCTATCGGCGCCCTGCTCGGCGGCCTGCTGGATGTCAGCACGAAAGAATACAATAAACCGCTTGAAATGGATGTAACCGGGCTTCAGTATCTCGAAGACGGCGATATCGAGGATGGTGATGATGATGAACAAAACGAGTTACCTACAGACAGAAGGCAAGTGGGCACCGCTCGGATATCCGAAGAGTCCGCACGTCATTAGAAACTGCGGATGCGGTGAAGTGGCGATCACAAATGTCCTGGTCGAAATGCTGCAGTATGTCAATTATGATCCGGCAACAATCCAGCCATACATGAAGCAGTATGCAGAGGCGCACGGAAACGGAACTTATCACTACGGGATTCCGGCAGCAATGAAGCACTACGGATTGACGGAAGTCAAAGAACATCCGGATATGAAATCGCTGTGGAAAGAACTCGAGAAGGGTGACCGCGTCGCGGTTTATCTGATGGGATCCCGCAATGCAGGCTCAAAAAAGGTGCACTGGACGGGGTCCGGCCATTTCGTAGCGTCTGTCGGATACAAGAAAGTAAACGGCAAACACTATGTATATATGAAAGATTCT